CACTTTCTTATGTACTACAATCAACTGCTTAGGTTCCTGCCAGTTGTATTGGTCTACAATATAGAACCAAGACTTTGAACAGTCACTGCCTTCTGTATAGTCTCTACAAAGTTTCATAATTAATTACAACACCTTTACAATTCATTTTCACTGCCGGCACTGGTATGGGCATAGCAGCTATCGTATCAATAGCATTTTGGTCTAAAAGCTCTCTATTGAATATGTCTGAGCGCTCAAAGCTATCTTCATGCCAATTCTTATATGTCTTTATAAGTTCTTCCTTAGTATTTGCTAAGTAATTCATATAAGTATTAGGACGAGATGAAAAATATGCTTCAGATTCTCTCCAAGTGAATATGAGTTTCTTAGTCTTAACAAATATTCTTTTAAGTCCATTGACTCTAAATGTTCCTTGAAGCATATACCTATCTTCATATACTCTTTTTGAAGGATTCCAGATAGAGCGTTTGATAACTTCTATCGACAAAGGCTCTTCCCAGTGCTTATCAAATTCACCTCCAGCAAGCCATACCCAATAGCAGCCATCATTACCATAAAATTCATGGTTATTCCTATACCCTTCTGAAAAATATTCTATTCTACGTATCATCTATATATATTTAAAATCTAATTCTACTTTCAATATAGTCTCTGTCTTGAGTGAAGATTGGAATATCTTCATCAACAATCCACTCACTTCTTCCATCTTTTTCTATTCTGATTGCACAAGTTCCACGCTTGAGGCGAGTTGGATAGTCATTCCAGTTTATCTTGAACTCACTCATAAGCATGTCCTGTATGTCAGAACCGTTCTTTTTATGAAGCTTCTTGTGTCCTAAGTAATATCTGCCGACCATCTCAATTGAGTTCCTAGAAGCGTCCTGTTGTCTCCAGATAAGACAATTTGCTACCTCATCAATTGGCACGTTGAAGCATCTTGCATCGAACATACCACCTTTCTCAATACTATTCTTATAAGCATCAAGAAGAGAATTCTCAAGTCCAAATTCAGAATTTTCAATAGCCTCACAAGCAAAGTACTCAAAGTACTTGTTGAAATACAATGTAGCCATTGAAGCGGCAATGCTGCACATCTTCTGCACATTGTAGTCAAACCAAGCCTGAGTCTTCAATTCCTTATAGTCTTGGAGCACCAATGTAATCTCATCAGACTGAGTATAGCCTAGCACACAGCCTTGAATGTTCTCACAAAGCGCTTTCATAGTCTCTGACATCGCCTTTGACAACACCATGTCAAATGGTTTGTTGAAGTTTCTTGTGAATGTATGGAATGCGCGACCGTCTATTCTAATGATAACTGGGGTACGTCTCATCAAAAATGTTTTTGGAATAGCCTCGTAGAAGCTCTTCATGCGGTCTCCTAAGCTGTCTTTTGTCATAATCTTGTGTACCTTGTCCTTATCAACCAATTTTTTAATCTGATTATCGTTCATATATTTATATCTTTGACTTCTTCTATACTATTCTAATGCTTTCTAAACAGTTCTCTAAACCACCAAAACCTGAACACATAGACTCTTAACAAGGTGCCCATATCGGTCGTGTACCATATTCTCCAGCGCTTGCCTTTGTCAGTGAACTGCCAATAGGTTGCATAAGGGTTCTCCCAGCGCGCACCCGTCTTATGGTACTCTTCAAGGTAGCCATGTCTGAACAAGTAGTTCAACTGGTCTTCAGTATAGTTTTCAATATAGTTCTCCTTGGGTGCACGATAGTCAATTGGTGGTGGGAAGCTAATTAGCCCATCAGACTTCTCAGACTTGGTTAGAAAGGCCTCCTTACGAGTCATTTTACGTGCCTTTGGGGTCCCTTTGACCTTATTGTTGTTGCCAATGATAATCGGAGAGTTATCTCCAGTCGTGATACAATAAACTGACATAGTCTTTTAAGTTTTAAAGTTATATTATAATATATAGAAAATTTGAGAAGTTTTCAAGTTCTCAATATTTAACTACTCATACAATTTTAAATTCCTAAGCTCTTTTCTGAACTTTGAATTCACATTCACATAGTCACCAGCATCAATTTCGATGTTTCTTAATGGCCCATTCTTAGCATCATCAAGATAGAGGTCAAAGATAAAATACAAATTTCTATTGAGCTTAGTGATATACATGTATTTGCACAAGTCATGCAGTCTTTTGCATATTATCTCATTGCCAGGAAGCTCATAATAGTTTATAGGCATTTGGCATACTGTCATGTCAGTAAGTTGCTTCTGAATAGCATTCTTAATGAACAATTCCATTCCGAGGTCATTGGTCTTGACCATACTGATACGCTCATTGAACTCACTTCTCAAGAAGTTCTTAATGAATTCTTCAAAATGCCTCTTAGTAGCCAGACAACAAAGCGCATCTCTAGCTTCTTGCTTAGTTACCCATTCTCCCCACTCATCGACAATAATATCTGACAAGTAGTCTTCAAACTTGTCACAATCTTCACAAGTCATATTGTCTCTATGAACAATGTACTTGTCAAGGTTCTTTTTAACGAATTCTATCTTCTCTTCAAATGTGACCATAGTATCTATTGCATTTATTAATATCCCATCTTCTTGGCAGCTTCTGAGAGCTCTGTATAGGTCATAGGAGTGTAGTTCATATATGGCATCATGGCGCCAACATTGTAAGCTTCAAAGACGTCTTCTGGGTCTCGACCATCCTTCTTTGAATAGAGCTCCTTCATGCGCATCTTGTGAGCAGTCTGCATGTTCCACTCAAGTGAACTGTGAACATGTCCATAGAGGTGCTTCCACCCACGGAACAGGTTCTTATAGGCAAGAATTGGGTAGTGGAAGAGTACTATTGAAGTACCATCTTCACTGATTACCAACTCTTTATAGTCAGTTATCTCAACGAATTGGTCACGCAATAGCTTGTTCTTCATGAAGTGCGCATCATGGTTGCCCTTTATAAGGTGCTTCCTACCATTCAGTTGCTCAAAAATCTTTATAGTCTCAGTGGCGTTCTTCCAAGATATGTCACCTAAGATATATACATCGTCATCCGGGGTGACCTTCTCATTCCAACGCCTAATAAGTTCAGCGTCATGTTCTTCAATAGTTTTGAATGGACGTGCATCAAAGTGCAAGCAGTTTTCGTGTCCAAAATGTAAATCGCTTATAAAGTAATTCATAGTTTCTGTTTTTTATTTTAATTAATATATAGAAAATTTGAGAAATTTTCAGCCTACATACAAAAAGAGCGCAACTTGGGAGGTCACGCTCTTCAACTTAAAACTTAAAACTATGAACTATATTTATATAATAAATCTACTCAGGAATTTCTATAAACTTGTCTGGCTTAAACCCATTGCGAATATTTTCACAATTAAAGACATAGCCCATCTGATTAGCAACCAGTCTAGTGCTACCTATTTGATAGTCAATGTTGTTATGTGAATGACCATACACCCAATAGTCTATATCTGAGTCCATTATATATGAAGTCATATCACACATGAATGCTCCATTGGCATTAGAGTTCTTATATTCAGGTGCCACAAGAAGTGGAGATGGTAAGTGGTGGGTAAGAACTATCTTAGTCTTAGCATTAGACTCAGCTACCGCTTTGGTAATGAACATCTTGCAATCAGCATTAAGCTCATTGAAGTGCTCTGCACTCAGTCTGTGGTCACCCCACTTGATACGATAGAAGTCATTTATAGAGTGCTCTGTGATATACACATCATTAGGCTTTATCTCACCCCATAAAGTGCTGACTATCACATCAATATCTCCTATATTGACTGTTGAGTTATAGCATAAGAACACATTTGGCGCTAACTCTACTGGAAACTCTGGAGCACCAATGACCTCTGATATGCCTAAAAGAGGCTTAACATCATAGTAGTTGTAGAACTCATGGTTTCCAGGGCACACTATGGTGGCCTTGTAGTTCTCTGAGCACCATTTCCAAAACTTCATATTCTTATACTGGTCAGTGCCAAAGTAGCCAGTATCACCAGCTATCAAGAGCACATCACCAACCACTGGCAATGGGTTCTTCTTAATATATCTTGAATTGTCTGCGAGCTCTAAGTGCAAGTCGCTTACGTATTGTATCTTCATCGTTTTAAATGTATTTCTAATTCTACTTCAGTTGCGTTCTCATCTTCCCATTTGACTTCTGGGAACTCAGAGGAGTCTAGAGACTCTATCCAAACACCACAATCAACCTTCCATCCAAGAGCTCCTTTCCAAGGTTCATCTGAATACAACCATAATGAACCATTTTTATCTCTTGCTATCCAAGCTGTAATCATCTCTAAAAAGTCTTATAAATTAATTTTCCTTCACTGTCGTCTATCTCATAGAACAAGTTGTCTTTCTTAATAGAGTTCAGCTTGTTCATTGCATCATCATAGGTACCTTCTACCACTGAAGTGTCAGACACCAGATTTGGGTGCACTCTTGAATAAATATATATAGTATATCTCATAAATTTAGCTATTTAAAAGCATGTCCAGCATATAAGCCATCATCTGTCCAAAATTTATAAAATGCGTTATCTAATGGAACATAAACATCATACATCTGACTATCTATTGTAAAGATATAGCCATTCTTAATTTCTGGTTGCGTTATGCTTTGACCTTTGCAATTGCAGTACTGCTTACTTAGAATGAAATGAACATTTTCTCCAAAATTATATTTCATTATTTAACATATTTTATTGTGTATGTGCTAGAAGGAAGTACATTATACTCATTTACATGCTTGTAGAGACAATTCTCATCTGGCACCATAATGTCATAATGCACATGTCTCTGGTCTTCAAGCACACCATTGGCATCGACTACATAGATGTAGCCTTGTTTCCACTCTCCATCAGGAATAGCAGTACCTTTAATATTGTATTCCTGATTCCTTACATGGAACATCACATGCTGTCCAAGCTGATATTTTGGTTTGCCTAACATAGTTTTATAATTTTTAGTGATATATAGAGAATTATCATTCTCGAATGATATAATATATAGAAAATTTGAGAAATTTTCAAGTTCTCAATATATAATCACTTTAAAATTTTCACACTATTCAGCAACCTCTTCAAAGTCATTGCTAAGCAGTGCCTCAGAGCCGTCAATTTCAGATATGTCAATCATTGAATCCAAGAAGTCTTGCAATACATATTGCTTTCCAAGGCCTTCTTCGTGTTGCTTCCACATCAGCTCTACTTTCTCCATCTTGCAATTTCTGTGCTTGTCTGGCTTGCCAATGTTCACCAAGCACTTGAATATGTTCATAAAGGTATTGTTGATAGTCTCCATAGTCTCAGGAGAACGTTCTATAATAACCCTGGCGGAGCTTTCCTTTTTGGCGTATGATAACCCATAGTCACATACAAACTGCTCTATTTCCGGTCTAGGAATTGCCTTATGCGCATCTACAAAGTCATACACATCAGTCATGAACTCTTTGATAGGCAAGTCAAGTCTCTGGTGCTTGTTGTTATAGACAATATTTGCAAGGGTCTTTATTCGCTTGATTGCGGCAAAGTTGAACCCTCCTTGCTTATTTCTGCAATACTCAAATATCTCAGCTATCGAATTGACTGGGAACATCTTAGACATACTTGTATATAATGGTACCACCTTTTCAAACATTTCAATGTTCTTTACAGTGATTATTCGCTTTTCTGGGTCTTCTGACCACTCTTCGCCCTTCTTTATTTCCCACTCACCATTCATGACAGACTTGTAGATTGAAAGCCTATCTTCAGTAATCATCTCCATAAGCTCTTCAATATCACCAGTGTTCTTCTTACTACACTCACTGAAGGCTTGGTGTATCGCTTGTGAGAAGCTCTTTGTATTGACTGTCACACTTGAAAGGTCATTTGAAGTGTACTGGTAACCATAGTACATCATACCCTTGATAAGTACCGGCAACTGCTCTACATAGTCTCTGTACTTCCTTTCGAAGTATATTGTCTTATAGGCTATCTCATTAAGATAATACTTGTTCTCTACCTCATTGTACTCAACAAACTTGTTGTTATTTATAATACTACTAATCAATGAGTTATATTTGTACTCAACTGGGTTCCTCTCAATCATTGCATTGCAAAGACGAAGTACTGCATGGCAGTTCTTTATTTCGTCCTCATTCAACTGCAAGTTGATTGCTTTATACTTAGCTATGCCAAGTGAGTTACCTTCAGCATCATTCTTAGGTATGTACAAGTGAACATACAAGTTGTTGCCTCTAAGTCTATTGGCAAACTGCTCAATCTCTTGAGGCATCCAAGTCTCATTGAAGTATATTGAGAACTCATACTTGTCTAAGATGTCCACACCCACTGACAAGTAGTTAGAGCACAACAAGATATCTGTATTAGTGATTGACTTCTTTAGGTTCACATCGTCCATGAACTGTTCACCTATGTTGGCCTTCTTATAGTAGTTCACCACAGCTGGCTTGAATATAGTATGGTCAGTCTCAAGAAAGTAGTTCACTGCAGCCTCAACTTCTTCTTTGAAGAGAGTTCCTTTGTTGGTTGGGAACAGTATTCGTCTGCCTTCAGCAATGTCCTTTGCCATTGCCTTGGTCATGTAGTACATCGAATCTGCTGGTCTGTTGACCAAGTTGACTTCTATGCTCTTCTTTCTCAAGTCCTCTTTAATCACTTTCAAATGGACTATTCCTGGGAAGAACAAAGTCTCTCCAACTGGTGTACCAGACATCATTATTATTGGCACTTCTGTGTTCCTAATCATCTCAATGACCTTTGGCATGACTGGTCTGTACTCAGACTGGAACAGCAAGTGAGACTCATCAAGGAATATGTATTCGAACTCAGACTCTTTGATTTCCATCAAGTTAAGCTTTGCAAACTTGTCCAATGTAAGTGCTACGCATGGCTCTTTGTCAAAGCGCACTTTACGGTTGCCATAAGACACGTACCAGTTCTTTACATTCTCAACTTTTGCTTTCAAGGTGCTTGTGAATGGCATTATCATCATCACCTTCTTGCCCATGTCTGCCAGCATCTTCACCATTTCAGTCTTGCCTGTACCAGCACCAGCTTCAATAAGTGTTATACGTCCAATGTTGTCCAGTAGGCTTCCATAGATATTTCCAAGATATTCATTAGATTTTATATAGAACTCTTTCGTGTTTGGAGACTCACGAATTATAGTCGGGTTGTCGAGTTTTCCAACCGACTCACACAATAGGTCAGACTCCTCTTCAGGAGTCTCTTCTTGTATGTTCAGCTTTATTTTAAATCCATGAATATTGTTCAACCTATTTACCGCCCACTGGTCTACTGGCTTGTCATGCTGAGCCGCTGTACGGCAGTCACCTTGAAGCTCTTTGTCTGTCGTATCTGCCGAGCATATCATACGAAGGTAGTTATACCCTTGCTTTACACCATACAGCTTTACCAAGGTGTTTGCTAATCTCCAACGTTCAAAGTGCTTATAGTGAATCTTACAATGTGTGTCCACTTCAAGAGCTGGAGCATCTTCTACCTTTACCTCTTCAAAGTTCTCTTCTTTGTCTTCAAACCACTCCCAACGCTTGAAAAGCTCTTTCAAGTCTGGATAGGTTACCCAATCCACATCTGGGTGGCCCATGTCCTCAACATTGTCAAAGTTCACATATATGAAGTCCTCAAAGAATCCAGAATTTATGAATGGCTCTGGGTCATAGCCTATGAAAGCACCTTGCTGAGGCTTGAACATAGCTAAGTCCATGTACTTTATGACGTTCTCTTTAGTCAGCCCAAGTTCTTCAATGAACTGCATGCATGCAAGATATATGAATGAGTACTTGTGTCTAAAGTTAGTAAGGTACAACAACTTTTTTTTCAATGGGTCTTTGTGGTCATCTTCTGATACCTGGATTTTGGTGTACACATGAAGTGACTTACCAGATGATGAGAATGATATTCCAAAGAACCAGTTGTACTTCTTAAGTCTGTTGAATAGCCTTACCTTGAACTCTTCAGCCAACTTACGGTCTTTAATATCTATATCAAACACTTGCAATCCATTCCACAAGTCAAATGCTTTTCTACCAATAGGACGTTCTTCACTATATGAACCAAACACAATTGCTCTGTCCATCTTAGCAATGTTCTCATTTGACTTGTTTATGATAATATTAAGAAGCGTGAGCAGATTAGCTACTTTGCCCACTTTTTGCTTGATGTTCTTGCAAATACAAATGTTGCTTTCAGTAAGTCGCTTAGAATATTCCTTCTTCTCTTCAATAGGACACTTCATTATGTTGCAACTTGAGAACTGTTGCTTTACATAGTGTTGTTTCCATGAGAATTCGGCAGGAGTGTGCAATACTCGATAAGCTTGGAGGGATTTGTCCAAACTTAGTTCATTCATGTCTCTCTATATGTTTTTTTCTAATATATAATAAGATATAAAAATGAATCTTGAAAAGTTTAAAAAATTTGCTAACTCTGTAGCTATTACTAATTTCCATCAGTCTTACCCACTCCGTCACCATCAAATAGGGCCGGAGACGTTTCGCTACCAGCATTTGGGTCTAGAGCTGTTCCAGCTATACCATTGTCAGTTTGAACTTCAGTTGTTGTATTTGTTGTGGTCGGTTTCTCAACTGAAGCAGTTCCAGATAAAGATATGCAGCTCGCTTTTTCTTTATATTTTCTAATGATTAAGTAATAGTCATTGTCACGTTCAGTAGAAGATATATATGTAGCTTTGAAGGTTGACCCAACATTGGTCTCAATCTCTATAAAGTATTGATTTTTCTTACCATCTACTGAAGCAATGCTTGACACATTGTCCATGTTGATTAAGTAGTTTCCTAAGTTTATGAGCATGGCACTAGTCTTTATTTGCTTCAATTATTTTGATGTTACGCATAAACTCAGTAAGTGCTTCCCAAACAGCTTCAAAGTCTTCATGTTCGTCCCATATTACAAGCTCATCAGGACTACCAATGTACTCAAGCTTCTCCAAGAGTATTCTAAATTCCTTGCCATTGTCACCTGTAAGTATCATTGGGCTCATCTTCTCCCAATTCAAGACCTTGTTAGCTAGGTCAATAGCCTTGTCCTTAGTTTCGAAGTGGTCTATAGCTGGTGTAAAAAAGTGTATGTACATTGGGAAAACAGAGTCATATCTTTTAGCTTGAATACTGCTTGCAACAGATACTAACAACTTGTCATTAAGTCTCTTGTCATATAGCAAGTCATATTCTGTCCCATCAATAGTGAACCTAAGGTTAGCTATTACAGCTTCTTTTGTTGCATGTTCACCACTGGCATTCAAAATATCATTGAAAATTTCCATCTTAAAAAGTTTTATTTATAGAATTATATATAAAAGAATTATGAAATTCAGACATTTGAGTTAAGAATCTTTATAGCTTCATCTACCATCTCCTTTGATATCCCATCTTCCCAGTCACTCTCAATTATATGACCTTCTTGACATGGCAGCATATCAAAGGTATCATCATCAATAATAACATAGTTGGTCACTTCTGGGTGGAAGTCCAGCCAGCACTGTATCTCATCACCTCGTCCATACTTATTATTGTCAAAGTAAGGTGTTACATCTATTGTGAGGTTAGATAGAGTGTATGGGTTGCCATCTACAAGTGGTGTATTAGGATTTGTGATGCATTTTAAAGTGGATTCTAGGTCCTTCATTCGCCAACCTGATGATATTACTATCTTAGCTCCGGTTTCAGCACAGATACGAGCTATATAGTTCATCTTTACAGGTGAAAGAGTCCAATGTGTATTGTGGCTTGTAATCACACCATCGAAGTCTAAAAATATCACTTTCATTTCACTTTTTCTCCAAATTCATTACTTGTTCTATAAGTTCAACAGCCGTCTTATACCCTTCTTCATTTCCATCTATGGTTTCAAAAGAAATATTATGCGATTGAAGCCATGTCTTCATTCTTTCATCTATCTCCTTAGCTTCACTCTCAGTCTGGTTTCTTCCATTAGGGTTGTATTTCTTCACCCTGTTGATGAACAAGTTCAAGTTGTTGTACTTACCGAACTCTTCAAGTATGGCATGACCAAGCATAACTTCACTGTCATTCACATATTGTGCTCCAATTGCAATAGGGCTATCTGTGACTATTATATCGACCTTCCCGTAACATCTTTTTATCTTAAAGACTTGTTTTCCTGTGATGTAGAACTGAGACTTGAACACCTCACCATTGTTCTCCCACACCTTGTCCTTTGCAAACTCAGATACATATTCGCAGTCATATCCATCCATCTTCAGTTTTGAAAATATGTAAGCAGCACCTGTGCTTTTTCCGGCACCAGGTCCTGCGAATAGATTGACAACCAATGTTCTTTTTTCCATATTATTTGGAACTTTTTCTTTCTTCTCGTCAAGTTCTATTTGACGCTGGGGCTTACGAGCAGATTCTTCTACATCAAAGTCCTTCCAGTAGTCTTCCATTATTTTGTCTCTATTACTCATAAAATCTTAATAAAATTATAGTGTTCACCTTCTGTGAATCCCATGTGAGTCCAAAAAGAGTGGCTAGCACCATTGTCATATTCAGGGTCTACACATTTAAGAGACATTATATGAACATTAAAGCTATTTATAAGCCACTCATACATCTTCTTTGACCAGCCTTCACCACGGCGACTTGCTAAAGTCTCAAACTTGTCTATATAGATGTTGATACCAGGTCTGTCTTCTGCTTCAAAGCCGATAAACTTAATAAGTGTCACACCAACTAAGGCATTAGAATCATCATAGAATACAATGAATGTCTCATTCTTTTCAGCCTCTTGGAAGTCACTCCAAGGCAAGCTCTTGAACTTGTTAGCTACCTTTGCAGGCAAGCGATTATATTGTTTAGTCTTCATAGTCTTATAGTCTTTAAGTTTTACATAGTAATATATTAAAAAGCTTAGGATTATTTAACTATGTGACTATCACTAAGTTATCAAAAGGTAAAGAAAGGCGGTTCAAAACCAGTTGCTACATGTCTTGCAAATCTTTGCATCTCCTCATCACGCTGTCTTCTAATATCCTGCATCATCTTCTTGAGAGACTCATCAGAATATGTAAGTAGTTCAGAGTCAAATGAACCACCATCATAAATCACTTTAGAGCCATCTTCACTGAGCCTATACGTTTGCTCTTCAGCTGATGGATAAAAATGACGTACCCACGAAAGGTAGTTCATAACTCTTATGCAGTCAGCTATGAACTCCTTATTCAAGTCTTTATATGCATCTAAATCAGTCGTCTTCATACTACTATTCAGGTCTATTTGGGAGTGGCATCCAGAACTCTACTCGAAGCTTTCCTGTTGAATTATCTATAGCATCCCATTCAAACTCAAAGTCATCTTCATCTTCAGTGTCCCAGCATTTGTAGTAGTTGTTGCAAGATAGAACTCTTGCTTCATTGAACCAATTGTCCCACACTAAGCACCTACCATCTTCTGGGTAGCCATCTTTAACATTTCTCCATTCCATATTTATATTATTCTATTTATAAGTTATCCTATTACGGTATATTTATCTTCTGGTTTTTCAAGTTCACACCAACATGGTGCGCATAAATAAGTATTTTCCTTAGTATTTACATCTTTCCAGGTATCTGATTTCTTGTCATAGGTACAAATTCTGTAACAATCATCTAAAGAATCCCATACTAATACAGGCTTATTTTCTTTTGGATAGCCACTTTCTGCTACATATTTCCATTCCATATTATATTATTCTATTTATAAATTACTACTTAGTTCTAACTCCAAAACGAATAGTAAACATATCATCAAGACAGTCATTTCCTGCATCCACCATCCATAAGCGGAGTCCTTTACCTGAAGCTATACGAACTAATTTTGAAAGTGCATCAAAATATTCCTCCCAGTTCTCCTTATAATTACCTGAAGGTTTGCCTCCATTATGTCCGCCACTTATGCATACGAAAAGACAATCATCTTCAACCTCAGTAAAATCCGGGTCATTCATCGGAAGTACACAAAGTTGACAATTACCAATATTCTTTGTTATGTTGGAAAGTGTATTATACATTAATACATGTGTTTCTGTTAATCCTTTTACCATATTTATATCATTTATTTTTTAAAAATCTCCTTCATTTACTTGGCAGCACATCAATCCTAGCTCTCGCCACATCTTTACAACCTTATTACGGTCATCAAAGACTGCCACAACATTATAGTTTGGCTTTATATAGGTTTCGTATAACTCCTTCTTAATCACCTCATCAGGGCGGAAGTCCTTCTCTTGGCGCATGAACAGTCTAGACTCTCCATAGCCTAAGTTCTTGAGCCACTCGGCTGTCTTTGAGTAGGCTACAGGAGTACCTTCACGGCCGGACAAGAATATCACTGGTATAGAAGAGCTTGCAAGCAATCGTTCAAGTTTCACATTAGGTACATCAGTATCAATCTTATTATATTCAAAGGCATCACGTCCATTATGAAGTGCTATTGTGCCATCAAGGTCACAAAGCAAGACGTCTGGCTTAGTCTCATCCATAGTGTTGGTAGCTATTCGAGCATCAGTGAAGTACTCCTTGTACTCCTCTGGGTAGTACGCCTTATAGAACTGCATAATGACCTTCTTTCCAACTGGGAACTCACGGTCCTTGTCACGTTCAATAGCTTCAGCCATTGGAATATGGATTTCCTTGAACTCTATAGCAGCATCATACTCTTCAGCAATGTCGTTCCACATCTTGATAGTCTTAGGAGCCAAGTTAGTGTCATCAATAACTACATTATGGCCTTCCAAAAGACACTCTTCTACAAATCGTACTTCTATAGAGGTGACAAACTTTTCTCGCTCTTTAGAGTAATTTCCACCAATCATACGACGAAGCTCATCTCGGTTTATTCGCTTCCACTTGCTTGGGTCTAGAGACTTTGCATAAGTGGATTTTCCGGAAGCAGGAGTACCCTGCAATACTAATATCTTTGGTTTCTTTTTCATACGGTATAATATATTAAAAGATTAGTAAATATTCAGTCTCTATATAAATGCTCATTGTCCAAGTGTCGCTTTATTCTAAAGACAATCACTCCAAGGACAATAAGAGCTACTGCAAAGACTGACCCAAGGGCTATAGGGAGTACTAACTTCCAGCTCATAAGATTTTTTCATTTTAGGGCACTTTTTTGTTTTGGATAGTAGTTTATATGCCCAACCAAAAATAATGGCGAAATGGTACCTCTAAATTGCCTAGAGGGAGTCCTGACTGGTATATGTCTTGATACCTTTCAAGTCCTCTTCTAGACGCACTGGAAGGTCATCTTCCCCATCATCTCCTGAGAGCAACCAGTCAATTCTACGAAGGTACACATTGGCCTTAGCAATTGTATCATGCATGCACTTGAGCATAGCCATAGTGCCCGCATTGTAGCCGTCTGGGTTCTTTTCTATAAGGTCTTCTATTCTATCTATATCTTCATCTATTCTATATCTGAAGTCATAGTGATTTAATGTTCCTCCTGACATTGTTTTTCCTCCATTTCTTTTTTCCTAATTTCAATTCTGACTACAATAAGAGACATTATGTCCCACAACAGAAATATTCCAGGTATTATAAATAATGCTGCTATCATCTTTAATATTTCTCCTGATATAATTAAGTATACTAAAAGTTCATTTCCGCGTATTCCTTAAGTTCCTTGGTGTATACTCGGATTTCGTCCAAACAATCCCCGTCGGACATAGTATAGCCATTAGCTGTCTTCTTTGTGGTTGCCATTTCCTGAATTCTTTCTAACCACTTAATCAAAAGGGCTTTGTCTGATTTCTTCATGTCTTTAAGTTTTAAAGTTATATTATAATATATAGAAGATTTGAGAAATTTTCTGTTTTTCTATATGTGATACCTATAAAAAATTAAAAGGGAGACCTAAAGTAGTCTCCCTTGTTGATTTTCATAGAACTAGCTTGCTACTTCTTTGAAGTCTTCTTTACAGCTGCTTCCAGTGTTGAATTCTTCATGATTTCACCCATGTCAACTCCAGTTGCGTCAGCTACAGTGTCCATAGTCTGCTTGATTACAGCAGGAACATTTCCAGACAACTGGTTGATACCTTCTGAGTTACCACCATAGATTCTAACATCCTTGATAGAGCTGATTGGAAGAGCAACTGCTTCAGCAATCTGAGGAAGCTTTTCGATAATCATCTGAGCCTTAGCTGCGTCACCATATTCTTTGAATGCATCAGCCTTCTTTCTCATGGCTTCTGCTTCAGCAATACCTTTCTGCTCAATTGCATAAGCTTCTGCATCAGCAAGTTTCTTCTTACCAAGAGCTTCCTGCTCCATTCTAAATTGTTCAGCTTCAGCCTTTGCTTTCACAGCCTTTGCTTCTTGTTCGGCCTCGTATGCTTGAGCTTCAGCGTTTCTCTTTCTTTGTTCGAGCTCTGCCTGAGCATCAATTTCCTTCTGGTACTTATCAGCATCAGCTTGCTTCTTTACTTCAGCGTCCAACTTATTCTGTTGAATCTTAACGCGTTCTGCTGTCAATTCCTGTTCACGGCGTGCCTTTTCAGTTTCAGCTTCAACCGTCTTGCTATTGATTTCCTTCTGCTTTTCCTGAGCAAGAATTTCACGAGCAGATTCAGCTTCAACCATCTTCTCGTTTACGGTCTTTTGCTGTTCTTGCTTTTGGATTTCATAAGCAGCATCCGCTTTAGCTCTTTGAGTATCTTCAATTACTTTAAGGTCTGCCTTCTTTACTGCCAACTGATTGTTCTTTTCAGCAATGATTGTCTCATTTGCAACTCTAGCATCATTTGCTTCCTTAGATGCTTGAGCCTCAGCAATTTGGATGTCTCTTTCAGCTTGAGCCTTTGTGATAGCGGCTTCCTTACGAATCTTAAATGTATTGTCAGCACCTAAGTTCTTGATAAGTCCTTCATTATCAGTAATGTTCTGAATATTACATGATATGATTTCTATACCAAGCTTAGCCATGTCACCTGCTGCCTTCTTGGCAATCTGGTCTGAGAACCCATCACGGTCAATGTTCAAGCTCTTCAAGTCCAATGTACCAATGATTTCCCTCATGTTACCTTCAAGTGAGTCTTGAACCTGTGAAGCAATGTCTCTTTCACTCATATTGAGGAAGTTCTTGGAAGCAAGTCTAATACCCTCTGCGTCTGGCTTTACCCTAATCTTTGCAACAGCATCGACCATCACTGAGATAAAGTCATTTGTAGGCACTGGAACAGAAGTCTTAATATCAACTGTCATCTGTCCAAGAAATACTTTATCGACTCGTTCCAAGCATGGGATTCTGAAGCCACCTCTACCAATCAAGATTCGAGGCAACTTTGAAAGACCTGAGATAATGTAAGCGTCCTTTGGCGGGGCCTTAACGTAAGTCACTAAGAGAACTACCACTAGGAATACTAAAATTCCAACAATCAAAAAAATCAAATTATTCATATCTTATTACTTTTAATTTGTTATTATTCCTTATTAATATATTACATCTAACTATTTTATATTCATTATTATAACATCTTAGAGCTTATATTAGCACTTCGAACCAGTTACCACAGTTTGGACATGTTACTACAGTTTGGTCTTCACTGTACTTTCCAACCCTATGCTCAATATCGAGATTAGTGAATTCTAATGTTGCATTACAACAAGGACAATTTTCCTGTTTTGTCCATTCAACTTTCGGTTTATTCTCCTCTGGAGTTCTAATTATTCTCATATCTTGTTATTTTTAGATTGTTAATATTCTATTTATTAATTCCAATTATTAGGATTTCCTTCTGCCTCATACAAAGCATTCATGACTTCTTTAGCTTCTTCTATTGTGTTGAACAGTTTGTCAAAGTCTGGAATTTCAACTACATGCTCAATCCCATCACTGTCAAAGTATGACATTCCAAGACCATCAATACTATGGCAATAATCGTCAATCATTCCGGCAAACAACAGCAAATCAGCTCTTGCACAATAGTCACCAAGCCATTCAAAATGCTCATTGTCATATAGCATATTGCCATAGATATATTTCTCGTATGTGCTGCCAAACTTTCCAAAACAAATAGAACCCTTTGCTACGTATGAAACGACATATTGGAACAAGGCATCTTCACGGAATTCTTCTTCTGGAATGTCAAGGGTATCATTAATATAGTCCCCATCATTTGCATCACATGATATGTAAAGCCTATATGTGTTCTTTGGACCTACTTTTTTGTCGCCAATCTTGTACAAATCAAAAATATTATTATTCATATCTTATATAATTTTAAATACTTAATATTCCTTTTTAGTCCTTATCTATTAAAATATTTATTAAATAATTCTCCCAATTTCTCAGTCTGTGTCTTGAAACTATTACTCAAGTTCTTAAGCATCCAGTCATACATCTCATTAATGGCATCTTTGGAGAGTCGTTTCTCAGTTCTATCCAATACAATACGCCCATTATACAACTTTTCAGTCTCTTCTTTGACTGTATTTAAATAATCTGTTATAAAGTCATCTATTGATTCTTCATCATCCTGAATATAGTACTTAAATATATGTTCAACACATTCATTTATAAGTTTTTCGAACTTTTCACCTATTATTACAGCAGCATCAAGAGCAGTACTATATACATACTCTCTATAGCGCCTACAGTCAAGTGTACCTTCATGCCCTTTACAAAGACTATTAACTATTTCATTAGCCTTTTCCGGTACCTTTGCCCATACCTCATTTAGAGTTCTGTTCATATTTTATAAATCTAAGTTAAACACATCAATCACTTTCAGGTTCGGGATGTTGAGCTTGTCCCAGTCTGCATAAGAGTTAGTTACAGTCACATTGTCAAAGGCCTCACAAACCTTGCGAATGCCTGCTTCCTGGACTGCATGGACTACCTCTAAGTTAATCTTTGTTTTTGGGTAAAGCTTTCTAAGCTGCTCAAGTGCCATCAGGAATGTGCCTCCACCATCGCAAAGGTCATCTACGATAGTTATTTCACAAACACGAGTATTTCCATTTGTATTTATCTTATAGCCAATTATCTTGCCTGTATCTACGTCCCTTTGCTTCTCACCATATATTGGGAAAAGATTTTCCTTGTCGTAATCGTCCATGTAGCGGTTGAGGGCACCCTTGTCTGGGAACATGATAGTCAGTCTATAGTCACTTAAAGCCTCGTGCTTGTAATTGATAGCTCCAGCCAAACTATAGTTCATTATTGCATCAATATTGTGCGGCTCAAGAATCTGTATGTGACCATGAATTTGGTTGAGCATTCCCATCATTACCTTGAGGGACAATGGTCTACCGTAGCTAAATAAGCGGTCAGTGCGCTGAGTCATCAAGTACATGATTTGTACATAGTAAGAAATTTCAAATCGCTCCAATATGTCAGTAGCCTGCAAGAGAACAAACAGGTCATTCATGCTAGCTATTCTAGTTCTTATTACTATTTCGTCTTTGAAGTTGATGAGTGGCGTTTCAATGTCCAGTTGAAGCTCACCATCAGGGAACTTTATGATATTGTACTTAATATCAGAACGTTCGGGGTACTGTAAGTTTAATGTTTTCATGTCTTTAATAATTTATATTAGAAAAATATCTTCTATTGAACAAGTTGTAACTCCAGGGTCATAATATAGAGTTATAGTATGTTTAAAAGGTATAAAAGGAAATGATTGATTAGGTAAGTCTATTTTCATGACTACACATTCAATTCCTTTATATAAAACCTTTTGTCCAGGCTTCAAGTCTTCCATCTTCATATCTTTATACTTATTTCACCATTCATAATCTTCCCAACAGTCTAAAATAATCTTTTCATGGTCGACATCAGCAGTATCATTAACAGGCTTAAGTTGCTTTTTAAGTTTTTTCTTACAAGCTTTTTCAGTCTTCCCCTCATTCTTTGCTTTTTTATAGTGAAGATAAATCGATGTTCCTACTACTCCAATAACAAGTCCAATTCCAAAAATTACAAATCCCATATTAGTATCTATTTAACAATTTTGCAACCATATCCAGTGTCTTTCCTTACCCAGATTGCAGCACGAATACAACCTCTTATGAATGAATTATCAACAAATTCCATGAGGTACGTGCCATCTTCAGCTGTCCAAGATATTGACCACCTTTCATGTCCTTCATCCATGAATCTTGGTTGTGACTTAAACTGTAGTCTATAAAGCTTTTCGCCACACTTAACTTTTCTCGGTATAAGTAGTCTGAACATAGTTTTTAAGTTTTATATATTAATATATTTAAAAAGATTAAGTCTTTTTAAGATTTCTTTTCACGGTCTCTTTGTTTATCAATTCTTATCATATTCTTAATGTTTAATATTTTCCGTAAACCAATTTAGGCTTCTTATTTAATCCAAATTCAACCTCCCAAATACAACCTGTACCAGTTGACCTATACCAATCACAACACTCTTCAAGTGCTTCCATTGCTTCATCAAACGACTTGAAGAATCCGGAGGTCTTGCTCTGCCATTCGTTGATTGTATTCGTAATGTAGTATAATTTATCCATAGCCATAGTTTTAAGTTTTATGATGATATAATATATTTAAAAAATTAATTCTTTTTAAGATTTCTTTTCACGGGCAGCGATAGCGCGATGAAGTGCAGATGACCAGTTTCTAAGGTCTTCTGGAGAGACAGGTTTGATTTCACGATTAAGCCATTCTTCTTCACTCATTCCCTCAATATTGATGAACTTATCGTGCTTAATGTTGCTCACAACAATGTCAGAGTGAGTTATTATAAGTATTCCATAAGTGTTTTTCAAGATTTTGCTAATTACATCGTTAAGCCACAAGCAAGTTCCTAACTGAAGCTCCTTTGACATACCTATTTCAAGCTCATCAATTACAAGAAAGCGCTTTTTACAGTCTTCTAAGTCTTCTGTAAAGTTCTTAGTCATCCCATCTAAAAGAGTTACAGTATGTTCAGAAGTGCTTGACCAAGGAACATCACGCATCATCGAGTCCAATCCAGAACCAAGAAGACTATCTGGGGTTCCAGTGCGTAATTGCATAGATACTGAAGATACTACACTTCTATTACCAGTGCCTAAAGTTTCCATGATTTTGGAAGTCAAAAGTTTTCTAATAACAGACTTTCCAGTAGCATTTCCACCAGTCAAGACTGTCACCTTGCCAATCTCAATGCCATCAAGGACATCTAAAAGATTGTCAATATGATTGTCAAGGTTTTCCTGTGTAGTATTCTTATAATCAGTAGCCATAGTTTTAAATTTATAATGTAATATATTTAAAAAGGTCTCAAAATTTAATGTTTTGAGACCTTTTTCAAACTTCATTCTAACCTCATGTTAATCTTCTGCTTCCTCAATGCTCTTGTTTACATTTTCGCGGATTTCAGCAAGAGTGAACCTCTTTAAGAATTCACCATTTCTAAAGACTGGTGCTAATTCTGTATGGCAAAAAGCTTTTTCTGTAGTAGCCTGGTCATGAGCAACGTACTTGCCATTTTCCTTGGTCACCTGGATGAGGCCTTTCAAGCTCTTCTTCATACCCCCATCAGTCTTCGGGCACTTGAAGATTTCTCTTGGCTCATCATTAACTTGGCACCATGTAGCCTTCATCGCGAAGCCTAAGCTGTCACGGCTCTTGAACTGATATGTGTATGAGCCAATTCCCAATACCAGGTTTGTACCTGCTATATGCTTAACTTCCAATCTGTTGTAGATTTCATTCTGGCGTTCCAAGGTGATTGAGTCACCATAAATCATACCGATGTGAGTGTCGAGTATCTTGTAGCCAGCTTCGTTAGTAGTGTAACCAAAGGTGTCCATTAAGCATTCGTATGCACCTTTCACCTGAGCTTCGCTAACTTCATACTTAGCAAGTTCATTTGAGTAGAGACTTGGATTGCGGAACCACTTTGAAATTTGGTGCTCTGCTTCAGGGATATTCAAATCTGGGAAGTAGTAAATCTTGTCATTTTCATAAACAACCTTGTCCTTTGGAAGACCACATATTATATCTACAGGGTCACCTGAGTCAGGACGAATTACTACACGACCATTACGGCTCATGATAGTATCATGCAAAGCAGGCATGAATTCAGTGATGACCTTCCAGAAGTCCCAGGTGTCAGAGACAATTGATACAAAGCCACTTGGGTAAACCTTAGTGATAAGTCTCTCGAAGGTCTCAAGCTCCTTCTCCTTTTCACCAGCACACATTACAGAGTGCTCAGTTGCAGGGACTGTGGCAGCGATAAGTTCCTTTTCAGCATTTGCATCATAGAGACGTTCAGCAGCTTCGATTGCAGGAATAGTCTCAGAGCCATTGAAAGCGGTCAAGTGGCCAAGGGCTGACATTACAGCAGCATCAACGCCTGGCATACCTCTCATTGAGAAGTCGTGGCAGAGGAAGCCTAAGTCAGTGTTTGACATCTTGACACCGACCTTCTTCATGTGCTTCATAAGTCTTTTCTTGAACAAACGAGCTGTCGTGGCTGAAGTCATAGGCATCCACAATTCAGTTGAGAGCAAGGTCTCCAAGTAGTTAGTAATCCAGAAGAACTCAGGAAGGGTGTTGATTACAGTCATTGCTGGTACACCAATAGGACAAACAGTACCTTCTGGAAGTGCTCTGACTTCAATTGGCAAGTAGCCTAAGTCATGGAGAGCAGCAATGTGGTCTTTTCCAACTTGGTTAGGACCAAGAAAAGAGTCTACTCTGCGCTTGAAGCCATTTACAGCGACCTCCTTAGGCAACTTGAAGAAGTTCTCATTGAATTCCTGAATGAAGAACTTCTGAATAAGTCTTTGAATACCAAATACAACGGCTCCTTCGTGTGCTTCAGGATAAAACTTGCAGGTACGAGGAGTCCAATTAGAATAAACAAACTGAGTACCATCTGGGTACTGACGTCTGTGGTCCAACTTATAGCCATCTGTCAAAAGGATTGCTTCTGTTGGTTTAAAAGAAAATTTTTCGTTCATGTGTCTTATGTTTTTAAATTTGTAATGTAATATATAGAAAATTTGAGAAATTTTCAAGTTCTCAATATTTAAAATTGAAAAATTTTCAAAGCTTCTCAATCAACTTAAATATTAATATAAAAATTCCTATTGGAATTGCTATCCATGCAAGAATTGGCAATAAGTGAACAGCTACTATAGCAACCAATATGAATAAGCATCCAAGGTCTCCAGCAATCTCATTAAAAAGAAGACATAATAAAATACAAAGTAGAATCCACATATCACTTATAATTTTTTGGGCTATCTTAGAAGGCTTATTAAATAGAATGTTAACATAACTATTAAAACAAAGCATGCGATATAGGGTACCCACCAAAATAGCATTGCAACGACAAATATCATTAAGACTCCTTTAACGGCTTCATTGTCTTTAAAGAAGACTGCAAGAATTATAGCTAATAATATAGAAAACAAAAGTGTCATATCACTTATAATGTATCAATATATTTTTCACACTTGTCTGTTACATCTTTCATTGTGAATGATGATGAGTACTTAGCGAGCTCTACAACATCATTTTCAGTTACTAAATTCACTTTATATAGACCGTTATAAAGAACTTCTATCTTTAAAGGTCTACCATTCCTTCCTACAAAGTCTAGCTCTAAGCTACCCTTATCTGTATTTATATTCCACTTCATATACTTATAACTTATTTAACTTCTTCTATTCCTTCAAGACAGTTTATAAATATTTCTCGTCCGTTACAGTCAATCACATAAAAGTAATCATTAAAATCTACACCTATACCAGTGAGAGTTCCACAAAGCGATTCAGTATCTTTATTCCTATGAACAGGTCTTACAACCTTTCCCTTGAGTTGCTTAAGTTCCTCTCTCATTTCAACTAGAGTCTTAGCATTGGCATCGGCATTCTCAAGTTCTAAATCAGTAAATATATGGCAAATAGGACCATATTTGAGATTAGCAAAAACCACATCTGCTTTTTGTCTAAGGTCACTGATATAGTCATACTGGTCTTCAATGTCTGTATTGCCGGGGTCTTTTTGTAGGCGCTCATATAAGATGTTTTGGATTTTAGTGAAAGCCCGCATAGTGTTAGAAAAGCCGAAATAAACAAGCTCATCAATCTTGTTCAGCTCTTCTATAGTATCTATCTTGATTAGATGTATAGTCTTGTCACTCATTATGCTATATTTTTAGTATAACATATTAAAGAGTGAATGAAAATTTAGTATTGTATCTGTATTACAAGTTAAAGTACTTATTTGCTAACTTTATAAAGCCTTCTTTTGTGCAGCTTCTACCACAGTCATTAGGTCCACAGTTATATATAAAAACATCTGCGGTATTTCCGATAAAAAGCAATTCAAGACATGGATTGGATTTGCTGACAATTTTAGAAGTAGTATCAGCAAAGCGCAGTATGCCACCTCTCCTAGTGCTAAATACATAGAATGACCTATCTCTCTCTTTATTGAAGGCTTCAATTGCTGTAGGGGCATCGTCAATTTGGTAGACTGTTGTATCTATTCACCAAACTTATTTTGTTTTAGGTATTCTATTGCTTTTTGCAAGCCTTCATCTAATGGGAAGTGTGTCTCGTCATCTAGATTCACCTTGTTGATGTCTAGTTTCTCAAGTACATCTACTAACTTCTTCATTTCCAACCAAATACTTTATTTAATAATTCTAAGAACTCTTTTTGACTTATATTTATATAGCTGACATCATATAATAGCTCCAACCAAACTGTTCCATAACCATTAATGCAAAATATTGGATTTTTTCTATTTATATCTTTAGACATATCCGCAAATCTCAATGTTTTCACTTTAGGCCAATATTCGAATACTTTCTTTCCTCTTTTCTCATCAAATTTCTTATGAACACTACGTCTATTATCACTCATAGTATATGGAATTTCTATAAAGCCATTGTCTTTTAAAAAAGTCATAATAGTATCAATGTCTTTATCTATTGGAAAATTCATATCATTTAGATTCACCTTGTCGATGTCGAGCTTTTCTATAATGTCTATTAGATTCTTCATTGCACTTATATTATATGAATAGTGGCATAGTTAAAATTAAGAACAAACCTCCCATATCTGTGATACAGGAGGTGTCTATGTTGTTATAATTGCCATAGATGTACATGGCTAGGTGTTTATTTCAATGTCCATTCTTTGTCGGCAAGTATCAATTGGAACTTGTTGCAGCCCTGTTCAATTCTCCTACAAGCTTCAACACTCTCTTCACCGTCGTTTTCGTTTGTAATCATAAGGACTTTACCATCAATGTCTTTCAACTTAGATAAAGACTGACTTACATTTACTGGCCACTGAGCATCTGTGATAATCACATTAAGCATTGTGTTCTCATTGACCTTCTGCATAGCATTGAGCAAATCTGAGAACTTGCAGTTGCAACCACCAGATGAACATATTGCACCATACTTCAATGGCTCATGTATATCTGTATCGAATGGGTATACCAAACAATCAAACTGCTTTATCATCTTGTTGTTCTTATACTGTGCTTTAATCTTGTCACAAAATGCCCAAACAGCTTCCAAGACTTTTCTTACACCCCAGTCATTCATTGAACCAGAACGGTCAACGAAGAACTTCATAGTGATTGTAGTTCCTTCCTTGATTTCTACTCTACCTTTCTTAAGCATCTGGCCAGGCTTTACAATACCATTTCTTCTGTTTGGTCTTGAATATGTCTTTCTATATTCTTTTTCCATTCTTGCAATACCTGAACGCATGATGTTTACAGCATTAGTCATGAATTCTGCTTGCCAGTTCCTTCTTTCCTTTCCAAGAGGAGAGTAAGCTGGGGCACCCATACCTTGCATGCGGGCCTTGCCACACTTTTTAATAAAGTCACCTAAAGTACCAGATATTTTCTTCTTGTATCTATTGATAATTTCTTCTGGAACCATTTCATCTTCATCAAGGTCTTCCTGGAATTCATGCAAAGCATCTACAAAGCCACCACCGGCCTCATCTGACCAAGCTGAGTCATCATGAGCCTGATACCCTGGCTTTGGTTTCTTAGGTTGGTTGCCACCCTTTGCTGGGTCATTGCCAAGTTCCTTATCATCTGGCATGTTAGCTTTTTGATTGCCCTTCTCATTGCTACCGGCACTTGCTTCAGCTTCATTAGCGGCGTCTCGGGCTTCCTTAGCAGCATTCTGGGCACCTTTGCTGTCACCTTTGTCAGCAGCCTTCTGAGCCTTGCTAGCGGCCCTCTTTGATTTGTTAGCGGCCTTCTGGGCTTTGTCAGCAGCCTTCTGGTCAGCTGAGTTTCCAGTTGAGTCAGCCTTCTCTTGAGCCTTGTCAGCAGCTCTTTGAGCTCTGTTAGCAGAGTCTTGAGCATCTTGTGCAGCATCATCTCCATCCATATTGTCAATATCTTCATCAGAAGAACCATCACCACCTTCACCAGATTCTCCTCCGCCTTCACCTTGTGGTTGGCTGAAGCTACCTAAAGTCTTTGGGAGGAACAAGTTCTCTTCAGTCTCATTGAAGTCTGGAACATCTTGGTCTGGTGGGGGTAAATTTATAGGAGCACTGCCACCACTACCTCCTTTAGGATTTATCATGGCATCACCAAGTTGTTGGATAGTGTCTTGGATAGTGTTTGTAGATTCAGCTAAAGCAGCTTCCCAACCTTGCTCAAATGTTTTGAACCTATCATCTACTTCTTCAAATACTATCTGAGATTCAAATGTGTAGCTTTTTGACTTGCCAGAAAGCTTCACAATCTCATTGAGAGCAGCGGTAAGAGCATCAATGACCTTAGGAATTTCACCCGAATTAGCATCGTACTTCTGGTACTGTTCTTTAAGTATTCTGTTAATAACATATACAGCCTTTTCATGGCCATTCTTGTACTGCTGTGAGGTTGGTATGAGATTAGTCTTTCCTTGTTGTCCACCACCTTGAGGCTTTATGTTGACTTGTGGTGCTTCAGCCTCTTCAAACTCTTTTTTGTACTTAGGCAGCCTTTCAGCCTTCTTCAAGTGTGGCTCAAGCTTCATGTATAAAGAATACTGATTATCTTCTTTACGGTCGTATTCAACACCAAAGTCCTCTTTGATAGCTTCTGGAGTCACAAGACCATCAGTTGGATAGTCAAGATTGAAGTAGTTATATATAAAGTCATTGATTACACAGTCTGAGGCAATGTTCATAAGACCATGGTTGCAGCTGCCTTTGTCTTTTTTTATCTTGTCTTCTACGCCGAATGTGTCCCAAATCTGGTGCAAGCACTCATGTATATAGATAAACTTCCACTTGTCATAGACCTTACCTATGCTAGCACCTTTAGGAGCATTCAAGTATATGTACTTTTCACGGTCTGTGTAAGCTATGGTCTCTTTTTTAGTATTGAGGAATCTTAGAGCCTGAACCATATTGTATAAGAACTCATCACCAGAATTGTAGAATACAAATCTAAGGTGCTTAGCAAACTTAAAACCGAATTCACGGTCTTGAGGGTCCATGTTCATTACATAGTCTTCAAATTTCGCTTTAGAACTCATAAAAAACTATAGTTTTTAATTTATAAGATTATCTACTGGTTTAGTGATAACGCCTCTGTGCATCAGACCATCTTTCTTTATTCTAGACTTCCTGTCTAAAATGTCAAATGACCAATCATCTTCAACAGCTTCGAGGTATTCGTCGGTATAAGGAACATCAAAGCAAGTACTTCCTCTACCATTCTCAATAAACTCGTAAGATGGGCATAGAGCCCATTCTACGAATTCATTATCATTTTCAAATTCTATTACTTTTATGTCTTCAATTCTATTCATAGTAAAACAATTTAATTAAATCTATTTAATATATCTATTGAAGACGGCTTTTTAAATGAAAACTGGGTATTTTTCGCAAGCTTCTTTATAAGTCAACCACTTAGGATTTGCTTTCTTAGCTTCAGCTTCAGTCTGCCATTGGTAACCGTCCTTGCCTTCTATATCACCCATTGCAACCTCTAGTTGGTCTTGCTGTTGTTTTGTCAAGGCATAGATGTCGCAGAGGTTATCCCTTGAAATGATGATTGTGTCTGAATTAGCAACTCTCTTACCTTCTTTATCTTGTGGCCAGAAGATGTAACCTCTATTTGATACTCTCAAGGCCTTTTCAAGCTGGTCATTAGACATCATTGAAGCTTTCTTATTCAAGCCTTTCTCTTCTTTAGCCTTGTTGTCACCAGAAGCATTTGTCAATATGTCATACATTGACTCTGCTATCTCATCAATAGCTTGCTTACGCTTGTAGTCTGCTGAAACAGCTTCTTTAGCACCTTTAAGTTCGTCTAATGTCTTCACTTCAGCTAACAATGTAGTAATCTTATTCTTGATAACTCTCAAGCTTACATCATCCTTAGTAAGTGGCTTACCTCTTTGAGTTGCCTTCTTAATCTTGTTTCTCATGTCCTTGAACAATTCCAACTCAATGTCACGTGGGTTGTCGAAGAAGTACATGTACTTTTCAATTACATCAAGCAAGTCAGAAGCTTTGCCATCAAACTCATCTTGCCAAGTTGGTCTCATGTAGTCTTCCATCCAATCGTTCCAAGACTGTTCATCTTTGTCCTTCCAAACAATGATTGACATACGTTTCCAAAGTGGCTTAGGCAAGTCATGTACACACTCATTTTCGTCTGCATAGTTACCAGCACCACCAACCATAAAGTTGTCAAACTTGATGTTGCAAATCTCTTTGTTAAGAACGATACGCATCAAGGTATTGAGAACTTCACCAGGAGCCTGGTTCATTTCATCGAAGAATAGCAAGAACTCTTCACCGGTCTCATTTACCATAGCATCATACATGTACTGAGCCCAAGTTGGAAGAAGTACTTCTTGATGGTAGCCATCCTTGTCTTTTACTGGAACAGGAATACCACCCATATCTTCAGCTGGGATATTGTCAAGAGATACTGTGATAATGGTCTTACCATACTTGTGAGCAGCTTTCTTGATGATTGATGTCTTTGCCCAACCAGCATGTCCAATTACGAAGAAGTCTCTATCACTTTGCATTCTGTCGCAAATTTCTTCTACGTTCTCTGGCTTTGGCTTGCCATCCCATGCATATACGTCATCTGCTGTAGGTGGCTCAATTGCAAAACGGTTTCTATTATAACTTTCAGGTTTTCCTTTAAGTTTCTTTACATCAACCTTAACTTTCTTACCATCGGTAACAGTAATATCACCATTTACTACTGGTTCTTCGTTGTCTTCTTTCTTTCTTCTAGCCTCATAAATTGAGATATAGTCATTTAAGTTTCTCATTTTAGAATTAACTTATTTTTTTTATATAATAAATACCAATGGGCTATAATAAAAAATAGTGACAACTAATTTTTATCTATATTAGATAAGATTTGCTTATTTCTTTTGTATATCACTAGCCAACCTATTGTAGCAAAGCAGCCAAATCCCCAAAGAAGTATTGATGCTGAAAGTGGAATAGGAAAGAAAATGCCAATGCCAAGACCTATCAAAGCACTTATTGATGTTACGATGTTCATATTATTATCATAGAACTCTCGTTGCCTATCTGGAAAAGTAGCCACTCTAAAGCTATTGATTATTCTTGCTAGATATATAGTTATAATACAACTAACTAAAAGGCTTCCAATGGCAAATACCCAAATGTTAAAGCTAAAATAACAGTATATGCCTATTACAGCACACACAATTATTTCTAACCAAGCAAGAATTTTAAAAAGCTTAAAAGAATTTAATCTAAACTTTTTAAAATTCCATAAGAAACAGACAAAAAGTCCTACTAAACATTGTAAGAATGCTTCTATTGCAAAATATTGAGAAGGCAACAATTCACCAGTTACCTTTCTAATTGCGGGATAGGCAAGAGCCATCATTAGGCTCTGAATAAAAGCAAATAATAGAAGTGTTGAAGAAGACTTATCTAAATGAAATTTTTCAAATATTTTTTCTTTCAAATTCTTCATAAGATTCGGTAAACAATAAAGCCGGCAATCCAGCTGGCCAAAATGCTGTCACAATGAATGCTGGCCAAATAAAAGTTCTATCAGCAAGCTTCAGATTCTTCCAAAAGTACCTGTAAACTATATCTTTGAACATATCAGCAATGCCAGCATAAATAAATGCAATCAAAAAGTACCACATAAATTCAATTTTTAATAGTCATAGTTATTGTCATTCATTATCCTCTTTCGTCTTTCAATTACCATTGCGTTGGCGATATTAAAAGCCAACTTTGCAAGCTCATTTGGCATCAAGTCGGCAGCCACAGAAAGCTTCAAACCAGATTCTTGAATGCCTTGCATTGCTGATATAGCAGCATTGTCATAGAATATCCTCTCTTCGTCTTTCAATCTAATCATATCTATATATTTAGTTTATCACAATATGCATCGCCAAATGCTCTTTTCTGGTGTAGATGCCTCATAGTCAAATTTAAAATCTTTTCCAAAACGATTCACATCTACACAGAGCATTTTATTCTTTCGCTTATAATATAATCTATGCTTATCTGGTATAACTTGTCCAGCAATAATTTCTCCAAATACGACTTCATCATATCCCTCTTCTTCACCTTTTTTCGGTACATAGAGTATATCAATATTGCTCTTTGATGCAATCTCATAATACTCTGGTATAGGATTAACGGCCTCAATATCAGATGCTAAAGCGACCTTATGAATTTCATCATGATATTCTTTCTCACTTATTTCCAAAATGGATTGTATTGGATTTTTTAAGTTGTCGAAATATACTATATTAGCATCTATATCATGATTTGCATATTTGCCATTTTTCATATAAAGTGCATCACACACATTAGAAATAAAGCAAAATGGACGTGTTGTATCTATTCCATTGTATTTTTCAACAGCAATCAATACACTTTCATCATATCCTTTAATTATCTTAATGTATTGCATAGTTCACAAGTTTAATATAAGTCTTCACTGAATAATTTTTCAAATTCTTTCTTCAAGATTTTCAATAGTGAC